GGTAAAGGCATCTCCAAGCTCGGTAACGAGATTCTCTAAATCCCTGACCTCTTTTAGTTTGCCATCCGGGCCGAATAGTTCTGCATGGAACTGGCCTTTAATTGGGAACCTAGCCCTCTTTGTTAATGTTCTTTTCATTGTCTACCTCCTTCTTGTGTAATGTCTCAGGCGTCCGCTCGTCCTTTATCTTGCCATCCGGGCCGAACAGTTCTGCATGGAACTGGCCTTTAATTGGGAACCTAGCCCTCTTTGTTAATGTTCTTTTCATTGTCTACCTCCTTCTTGTGTAATGTCTCAGGCGTCCGCTCGTCCTTTATCTTGCCATCCGGGCCAGTAAGGACGATGTGGATATTCGACTTGATTCCTTGCTTATCATGTTTCTCTGGCATAAATCCTCCTTAACAATATCGGTTCCTCCAGGTAACGGTTAAAGTCCCCGTGAAACCTGCGGTTAAAATTAAATTAGTGGTATCCTGTACTAAAGTCGGGAACTGACCATCGACCGTTGCCATGTCCTCGACAGTATTTTTCTTCACTACCCAGAGAGCAGTATCGAAAACTAAAACAGTCCCATTCGCTAAATTTCCAGTCCACTCTATCTCTTCGTCTGTATTATCACTGTGCAGAATTACGTTTGTGCCGACTCTGATAGCATCCGAGAGTATTGTGTAGACTGGGCGGATTAAAGCATTCCCCCCTGTGAAAATAACCGCATTATCAGCTACGGCATTTGCTATCGCGGTAGCATCTGAACTCGGGGCGACCGCATAGGCGAAAGGATCAAAGCAGATAAAGTCCAGGGTTCCTTTAAATACATCAGCAGATAGAAATACTCCACTTAATTGACTGAAGCGCGCCAACCAATACCGGTCATTAAGTGCGTCTAAAATAAGTTCTTCATCAATCTGGGTATTCAGCAACCGTTTGATGCTATCAATACGTGATGTCAGGGTTGCTGCATCAGCAGCCGATATCACAATGTCCAGGGATATGGTTTTGGGTAATATTTTACTATCACCGGCAAAAGACCTATCTTGGAGTTGAACACTATCTGCGCCATGGTTCATAGGTATATCATGTCGTGTCACAATAAGCCCATAGGCGCTAAGATCGGTTCCTCTATAGGTCAGACTAGCCATATCTCACCTGCTGCATTCGGTATAATTCCCGCGCTATCCGCTGAATATCTGCTTCCTCGCGTACTATCAACTGGGATATGCTGAAGTTGTTGGTTATTCCGGAAGCCCCGGGGGGACTTATCATTTCGCCCCCATGTACCATGGCTAGTTGAGGTTCACCAATTGCCCCGGGTACTACGCCTCCACTTGCATAGGCCTTAATGCTACCTAAGTTTAGTGTAGGAATTGTTTTGAGGTTCACACCAGGGATCTTGTTAATTAACCCGATAATAGAATTGATACCGTTAATGTAAATATTGACATAATTCTCAAATCCTGAGACAAGTGCATTCCAGATACCCTTAAAGAAACTGACGATCCCACCCCATATTTCCTTTGCTTTTTCAGAGATGGTATCCCAGTTTTTCCAAACTAAGACCCCTATGGCAATCAGTGCAGCTATGGCAGCAATGGCAATTCCTACAGGACCGGTAAGAGCTGCTAAGGCGCCCCCCAAGAATGGTAAAACGGCCACAATTCCAGGAAGGAGCACCAATAGTGGTCCGAGTACCATCAATAAACCACCTATGGCGGCCACTATAATTACGATGGTCTTAGTTAATCCTGGATTTTGTGTAATCCATTCCTTTATACCTTCAAGAACGGGCTGAATTCGTTTAAATAAATCAGACAAAAGTGGAATCAAAGCTCCACCAATCCCCTCCATAACATCGCCCATGTTATTTTTGAGAAGTTCCATTTGACCGGCAGCAGTTTGGGCATAAGCCTGGGCCTGCCCCGCGGCCATTTTCTGAACTTGTGCTAGTGCCTCAGTAGAAGTGGCATTTTTGTCAACAATAATTCCATAACGAGTGAGCATGCCCAGGTTGCCAGCATAGACTTTGCTTATAAGTTCGCTGGCAGTAACCAGGTCCATACCTTTCCATCTGGCCACATCCATGGCAATACCAAGAAGTTCCTGTGCTTTGGATAAATCCTTGGTAAGCGGAACTAAAGTTGATAAAGCCTCTCGTTGTTGACTATCTTCAAAGGCCGTAGCTTGTTGGGTTTTATCTATCCAGTTTTCTAATTCACCAGTAGCTCCACCATAAGCCAATCCCACATTGTCCATTGCTACTCGTAGGCGTTCTATCCCAACTTGCTCATCGGCTGCTGCTTTGGTGGCAAGCCCCAAAAAGCCTGTAATGGCTGCACCAGCAGCGGTCATGCCAATGCCGATTTTTCTTATATCGACATTCATGCCCTCCATGCCCTTCTTAAACTCATCGGTATTAGCCCCGATGGTGACAAAAAGTCTGGCTAATTCATTTGCCATCGTATACCTCAAACAATGCTTGATATTGCTTTATAGTGTTCAACATTTCCTCTGGTTTCTGTATTTTTCTTGTTTTGGGCATAAAATCTTCTGGTTGAAACGCTTTCTTTTTCGGGTCCCGAAAACAATTTGCCATTACCGCGCATATCAAAGCTGTGTGATAATCTAACCGTTCTAAGTGAACTTTATGGCGGTCGCAAAGTAGACTGAACTCAACAGGTGTCAAATCCCAAAAGTCTGATTCCGATAATCCTAAGTCATGCCGCCCTATTGCCCAGAGTTCTGGCCAACCGAGCGGCTCTTCGGAGAAGGGGATGAGTTTTCCTTCTTGCCCCAGGATTCAATTATCTTTTCGGTTATTTCATTGTAGATGCCCGGATCTAACATATACCCGACATCTTCTATTTTTAAATCCCTATCCTCCCATATCAGACAAGCCCAAATTAAAGCGATGGCATCGGCCTCGGTCATAGATTCTGCATTAAGCCCTTTTAGTAGACTCTTTTTTGTTTCCTCCTGGAATCGCCTCATTCCACCTAATGTAAGCTTTAAATGACGTTCCTTATCTAGCTGAATAGTTATCGGTTGCATTGTTTCGGCCATGAAACCTCCCTAAATAAAGAAGGAAGAGCCGAAGCTCCCCCTTCAATTATTTCCTGAGAAATACTTTTAACTTGATGCCCTGGCCACGTGTATCACGTAGGTCTTCGCCACCTTGCCTGTTTCTGTGACCACGATAGTTATGTCCGTCACACTCCCGGCAGCTCCAAGGATAATAGCACTAGATGGCACCCCGGTAGTCACCACATTGCCATTAACTGTGATAACACCAGCCGCGGCAATCGGGGTCACCGTCACCGAGGTTTTGGCAGTAACCACAGTGGCTACATATTCATAGACAGCATTAGCCGGAGCTGGCACAATGACCGCACTCTCACTGATTGAGAAAAATGTGGTGGTTAAACCAACTGATGCACCAATGGCCAAAGTTGGCTTGCTTGTAATCTTTAAACTGGCGGAAAATGGAACTTTCCCATCTACAGGAAAGTCGCCGGCCTTAAACTTGGTCACAAGGGCAGAAAATGTCCATGTGGCCGTAACTTCCGTGGGAAAGGTCAAGACAAAGGCCTGCTTAGTCTTGGCGAGCATGTCGCTTAAAAGTGCAACTTGACCATTAGTATCTCCGGCCAAGAAGTTACCTTCCATGGTGACCTCCCCGCCATCTAAGACCGTCCCGATATACTCCCTGAATTTATCGGGTGAATCGTGCGAAGTGACATCCAGAGTATCCAGAGATAATTCCGGGGCACTCACATTAGTAATTTCGGCTATTGCATGGGTAGCCCTGGTCAGCGTCACTCCAAATGCTCCTATTGCTGAAGTTGTCATCTTAATACCTCCTTAGTTTTCTTCGTGCCAGACCATAAAATCCAGCGTTATATAAAAGGTCTCGGTCTCGTACCCATCACTTTCACCATCGAATAAAGAGGAGTGAATAGATGTGCTTTCCGAAGTCCCCTTATAGCCATCTAAAACATCTTTAATAGCATCTGCTATTTGTTTACCGTTATAATAAGTCTCTGAAAAGATAGAAAACTGAATCCGGGAATGTGTCAGGTTAGAAAATCCTTCATGGCAATGTTCTCGCGTGCTGGAGACTTTGAAAATTACAATATAGGGAAATGAGACATCTTGTGGAGCTGTCATGTAGTAAATTCTATCGCCCACAAAACCTATTACAGCGCTATCACTTGCGACGAGAGATTGTATCGCGTGTTCTATCATTTAGCCGAATCCTCAACCTGACCTTTCAAAACCTCTTTGAATTCTCTTGATACATGGTCCTTAACAGAGTCCCACCCTGGCCTAAAAAATGGATGCGGGCTCATCCGGACCGTCCCGAATTCCAAAAGATGCGCGTGTGGAGCTATTTTTCTATCCACAGCCACAATCACCGTCCCCACCGATTCGCGGGGGGTGAGTTCTTTGGCTATAATTGACCGCTTTAAATTTCCCGTCGGGCCCCGCGGGGTCCCGTCTCGTATATGGTCAGCAACTTCTTTGGCCAGCGGCAGGATCCTGTGACTAATCTTCTTCCCGGTCATGCCATTATTGAGCTGGACAATTTTAGCTTCTAGTTCTTCTGTGCCTTCTATTTTAACTGTAGTTTTCAATCTAGATTCTCCGAATACATGATGATCAGTTCTTTTTTGCGCTCATCTGGATTTAAAATTGAGACTATGGAGAGATATCGTCCTTCAAAATTGATGCGCCAGGTCGGTTTAATATCCTCTCGATAGCGAATCCTCACTCGTCCAGCTATTTTAGAATCGGCCTGTTGGGCCTGAAACAGCCATGTCCCCGTTAGTGGCTCTACGGCTGCCCACACAGTGGCTACAGTAGTAAATGTATCTATCTGCTCGCCTATAGTATTTTTAGACCTTATAGGCTGCTCTAAGACAATTCGATGGCGCAAATCTCCTGATTTCATGTTAAAATACCCGATTTTTCCAGAGTAGCGATTCGACGGCCATGGGCAATACCGTCATACTTTTATCAGTCACTGATTCCCTATTCTCATATAGATGACCGATCAGTAACAACATGGCCTGTTTAACGGCCGCTGGTACTTCCGCTGCTGTATTCCCATATCCGCTATCGAACTCTATACAGATTCCATTGACCGGTTGCAAAGTTATCGACGGCCATGCCTTACCATAAGCCAGCACTACCTGCCCGGGTTCATTCTCAATATCGACAATGTAATCACCATCGTCCATTAAATAGTCATCACCATTTGTGTCAAAATAAGTGATGCTGTTCACGACCTGGAGAACCGGCATAGGAATTGTAATCTTGTCTCCAGTCGGCCAGGCATCCAGCCATAATTCATAGGTGCGGGTAATATACGCGCGCCGTTGGAAGTCTTCGCAATCTTCCCGGGCCGCGGTGATCAGCCGGGTTAATAAATCATCCTCAACCCCAACTGCTCCACCTTTGATAATATTTACCCCGAAGTCAGAGGTATGTGTAGCCACAGTCGCCACGGCGCGGAGATAACGCTTTGTACCTGTATAGGCTTTTTCATAGATGATACCTGTGGCCGATATAGTCACCTGATCAAAGTCTGCATAAGTCGTCCAGGTTGAGCCGTTATCGGAATGTTGAAGTCTGACATCTACTTTCCCACCAATCTCACTAACGCCAACGATAAGATTCACAAGCACCGAATAACCCAGAACTTCAACCGAACTGCCCAGCAAGGAATAAGCAGCTGCTACCACATGGGCGCCAGGGGCAATAGATTGAATCGTGGTGATATCATCGGCAAATGTCCCTGAGTCCAACCTGAGATGAAGTTTAACCTCGGCCAAAGTCAATGGCTCAATAGCAGGAGCTGTATGTAGTTTGAGTGCCATTATCGTTTCCCCTTCTTGGGTTTCCTTTCTGGAATAGGCATTAAATTATCAGCATCTCCGGGTTTCCATTCGCTCGTATCCTCTTCCGGCCTAATCTTTGTATCCTCGGGCTCCTGTATCTCAGTGTCTCTTATTTCTGGCTTGGGTTCTTTAATAAGCCTCTCGGTTTCAACGGCTTGGGGTATGTCAGGAATAGCCTCAACAACGTCGACTAATTCAGCGTAGCCTTGCAGTATTAATCGCTCCGCTATCTCTTCTGAAACCTGCTCTGTTTGCCCTGTCTTATCAAGACCATCAATAATAATGCTTTTATATCTTACAATAATCATGTTTCCTCTTTTCAGGTGTGTTACTGTAACGCTTCTTTTCTCTTGATGTAACGCTACGATTGTTTTTTCTTTGCCCTGCAACGTGCTACTCTCTCCCGTGTCTGCTGGCGTTTCTTGTCTGTAACGCTATTAACAACAGCTTTTTCAATAGGTATACTAAGCATGGTGGTTTCCACGGTAACCGCTTCTCTTGACGGTTCAGCAATCTCAGCTTTTATCCAAGCCGTTGCCGATTCGCCAGGGATATCTACTATTTCACCCTCGTTAAACGAGCCGAATGGTGTTGCACATGCTTTGAGAATTTTAACTATCATAGTTCTCCTGTTTATTCTCCATATTTGACCAAGATACCATTTTTAAAGACTAGGATTCCGCCCTCCGTTTTTATCTTGGCATCCACCGGGTCATAACCCTCCAGAATTAATGTTCCCGATATCAGAGTTTTGCCTTTCAGGGTAATATCTTCCAGGGTCGACGGTATCTGAAATATATCCGCCAGATCGGCGGCTATGTCCCAATTATTCCCATTGAATGTTTTGATTTGCCTGTTTTTGGTATCTATCCAGGCGAAACGAGTCCAATCGGTTCCGGCTTCCTGGGGAATCTCCGGCCCGATAACCACTTCTAATAACTTTACCTCTGCCATTATTACCTGCCTTTTGGAGGGAGCCGGCTGGCTCCCTCCAAATTGTTTTTACTCACTTACCGTCATACCATCGGGTCTAACATGATAAAGGGAGCTCCCTGGCCTCCGCCTTTATCATTGGCAAGAACGAAACCACATCGCTGCTCAATATCGGCTGTATTAGTATCATCGCCATCGCTGACGGACCCATCGCCGTTATATCTCACATCGCGATTGCTGGCTCCAGCTCCACAGGCAGCATCCGGTGAATCCCAGATAATGCCGCCGATTTGAAACCAGAGGAATTGACCAGTGGTGGCTCGACAAGTTGGAATACCACATACTGAGCACAGGTTATCAGTCAGTTTAGTGGCGGTGTTTGGTACTACGGCCGCCCAGGGACTTGCAATGGCCTCAGCAACATCTGATGTGGTTAATGCACAAGGAATTGGTGCATCCAACTCCACAGTAAATGTAGCGGTGCTGCCATTGGTGGTTACTGCTGTGTTGCTTAAAATGCCCCTGACAAAGAAGGTGACCCCACCCGCAGCAGGAAATACGACCACACGCCCGCCGGCTAGATAATTCTCAGGAAGCAGGCCATTATAGGTCGGGCCATCGGTGTTGTCCAAGGTCAGAACAATACTAGTAACCCCGGCAACTGCCGCAGCTCCAATGACCTCCTGGGAAACATCTTGCGGGTTCTTAATCTTGGCTGCCATATTAGGTGCTAAGGTCCCGGCTGCCTTACCATAGACAAATTTATCTATGCCAAGTTGTATAACAGTACCTATCGGGAACTTTTGCACATCATCTGGCTCATAAGGTCGCCCGGAACCGGATAATGCAAAGGTCTCTCCCCATTTTGCATTGTGCATCCTGTGTAATTTTGCTGTCATTTTGTTTTACCTCTCTTTTTTTATTTTTTGATAGGGGGTGGCTCCTCACCACCCCGTCAAAACTAAGTTACTCTAGGTAGGATTCTGCAAGCTTGAGAAAGCAGCAGCCCTAACCACGCCACCACCAACCCTGAAGTGAGCAATGAAGCCCACTAAACCGCTCTCAGCATAAAGCTCATCCAGCCTCTGAATGGTGATGCCAGCGCGGTCTACCACCCGATAGCCAGCCGCGAAGTCACCGAAGACCACGCAGTTCTTATCGGCTATAGAATCGGCCGCATAGTTCATGTCATCCTGGTTGAATACAGGATAACCACACAAGGTATCGGGCTTTCCGGCCTGTACGCTGGGCTGCCACAGGAAATCACCGCTGCCGCCGGTATAGGTTGCACGCAGTTTTCGCAGTGCCAATTCAGTCTGGCTGTGCATTAAGAACGAGCCATTCTTCCGATATTGAGGAGCTACTGCGTAGATCGCGCCGAGTATGTCCTCAATTATGATGGTATCTGCTGTAGCCAGATCTCTCTTGGTAATCCCTGACGTTGCATCCAAAGCAACACCATCCGGTTGAAGATTGGCATGACCGGTACCAATAGTAAAGCCTGTATCCTGCGCCTCGGCCCCAGCTCGGGCGAAGGAATCAGCGATGATGGCTTCCAGATTGGCATCTAAATCCTGTAGTTCATCCTTACCTATCTTGGTCAGGCCGGCCCAGTCTTCAACATAGATGTAATCTTTGCTCGGAGTCGGGGTGGATTCGGTTATTTCTGCTCCTAATTCCAGTTTGCCCCATCCGCCTGAAACTTCAGTCAGGCTCCGGCGGGATACCTTCTCCCTGGATGTAACCCTGACCGTTGCTAACTGGCGCATGAAGCATAGTTTCGGCAATGCCCGATATATCTCGGCCTCCAGGTCTTCCGGCACCATATAAAGGCCTGCTGTATCTTCAACCAGTGCGCGCTCTTCATGGGTAAGTCCAGACTGGCCATGGCGCATCCAGTTAAAAAATGCCGCTCTTTTCTCGGCTTTCTTGTCTCCGGGAATTATGGCTGCCTGTAAATTGGCAGGGTTGGCCATTTCCAAAGACTGCAGGCGCTCTTCACGGTCGATGTCTTCTTTCATCTTGTCAACATCCACCATGATTTTGTCCCATTGGGTTTTTTCCTCGGCAGTCAAATCCCGTTTTTCGGTTTCTGCCTTGGTGTCGAGTTCGCGGGCCTGCCTGACCAGCTCAGCTCGTTTTTGCCTGATTTCATTTATGTTTTTCATAATGTTGTTTGCTCCTTTTGGTTTATTTTTATATCCGTTCGGCAATATCCAGTTTCCGTTTGCGTTCCAGGCGCCCAGCATACCCCTCTTTGGGAGCACTCTGACCGTCCAGTTCCTTTTCGGATTTGGATAAAGCGTTCAAATAATCTCGTACCTTTACCGATGTTTGGGGATAGGCAGGAAAGGTAACCGGGGAAACATCACGCAACCAGTTTTCAATCAATGTCCGGATAGGCATTTTCTTTTCTTCTTGTTTCCATTTTTCCCTTATAGCCCTGAATCCAAAGGACATTTGGGAAATATCGCCACGCCCAATACTTTCCTGTAGATCCCTTGACCATTGGGTGTTGGGCGGGTCAATTTCTATCGCGAGTCCTTTTTCATCCTCAGTTAATCTCAAAGTACCGTTTTTAGTGCGTCCTAAAACATAATTAGGGTCATGATTAAATAGTGCCCTGATATCATCGTTTGCTATTGTATTTGTGAATGCTCCCGGTGCCACCTGTTCCCTGAATCCTCCGAGGTCCTCGGATAATTGGTTGAAAACAGAGGCATAACCTTTGATAATCGGCTTTTTATTTTCACCTTGGTCTATGCGCAATTCCGAAACCATGAATGTGCGCACTTCAATATCATCTGGAATGGAGTTTAATTGAGCGGGTTCCATGTTGGCATCTTTTAAATGCCTGGCCGCATGGTTCCAGACGCCTTGATAATCATCTTTGGGTATGTCAGTGCCCCCCATGGAGCCATTGAGTACGCCAATGATGCTCTGGCAGCCCCTTACATTAGCCGCATCGATGCTACCATCCGCAGAAACCTCATGGTGCGGGAATTTATAGGCTGATTTGGTAGTATCATCTTTATCCGGATCTACCCAGGCATACATCTGTTTGTAATAAGAATAATCTTGTCCTTCTTTTAGATTCTTTTCATTCTGCCCGCCATCCCATGCGCTAGCCGATGTGGCCGTGCCATGGCTTGGGATTGCTTTTCTTAAATTCATGTTCTGCTCCTTCTTATCCCAAAGTGAATTGCATATCGCATAACGCTGCTTATTGTCGGGATAATCTTGATTCATAACCTTATCGCCCATACAACGGTCTAGGAAATCATTCTTTATTTCGTCAGGTTGTGGTTGCGGTAATGGCATTTTAATTTTCTACGCATCCCTATTTAAATCGAGGATGTTACCTTTCTTCTTCTTTAGTTTATGGGTCATACCAATTTTATCGGCGCAGGATTTCTCTATCAATTCCGCAACACTTATTCCCTCTTTTTCTGCTTGCTTTTGACACGCTACATAAAGCGTTTGATTATTGCGGAAACTTTCTATTGCCAGATATTCTCCTACGCAATCGGCCATAAATTGAGAGGTTTTCTGCCCCTTTTTTATCGCCTCTAATTGACACTGAGAATAGAGGCCGTAATCTTCAAAGAATATGATATCTTTTATCATCCTGGTTCAATTTGGCATTCGCAACCTTCATGCAATGGTGGCTGCGAAGTCGGCCTATAAATTGTCATAGGCTTATCTTCACCTTCAGCATTCAATTTGTCATCATTGCCAAGAAAATCCTTTTCAATACCTACCACTCGGCCATCCATCTCTTCGCAATAAGGGCATGGCTTTGCACCCGTATTCGTCCATATCAATTTTGTTATACCAGCACCGGCAAAGAGGGTCTTAGTTATAAAATTGGCCAGTTGTACTGTCTCGTTCATCCCTATTTTACTAGGCCGTTTCTCTTCCCATTCAGTAAGTCGTCCTTCTATTGACTCGGCCGCTTGGTGTAGATCAACAATATCTTCCGCTTCTGCCTCTTTCAACAATGCCTTCATCTGCCCACTACTCGAGGTTGTATATCTAACACCAAAAGCATTGACATATTCACCTATTTGTTTGTCCGTATCTGTAATCTGCCCTATCTGGTCGGCTATGGCAGGACGAATGGCATCATTCAGAGCACTAGCAGCAGGTGCTATTTGCTTGTGAATATATTTAGTGAAATCTCTGTAGAAATCATCAAGCCAGGCCATGAAACCATTAAGCGAGCGCTCACTGAGATGTTTTTTAACGGCCCGCCGAATATTCTGTGTTTCTCTATCAACAATTCGTTGTCCCGCATTTTCAAACACGGGTCGAAACGATTTAGCAATACGGTATCGTATTATGGCCGATCCTTTAGACCGCTTTCTATCTTCAAGTAATTTTAACGAAGCGGCTCCAGTTGACGGTTGACTACCCCACGAAGTCGGTTGCATATTAAGCGGAATATAATATTCATCTCCGCCATCGATGGGATTCAGATTTTCCTTTTCTCTTATATCATTTGGGGAGAAGGCACCTATCATAAACATCTGGTTATAAAATGTCGCCCTTGCCGCTGCGTCACCGCGTAGTAATCCATCGACTAAAAACTCACTAAAATATCCGCTATCCGACTTGAATAGTTTATAATTCGTTTCTTGTTCGGCATTCACAAACCAGGGGTTCATTGTATAGACAACAAATTCTATACCCTGATGCTCAATATTAGTAAAGGTGGCATTCGTTAATTCGGCTATCATATGAGGCGGCACTCGAAACATCCTGGCGATATCTATTACCTGATAAGTTCGGGTCTCCAGGAATTGAGAATCGTTGTTAGGTATACCTACTTTCTGATATGTCATACCTTCTTCGAGTAGAAGCAACCGGTGGCTTCTTCCCAGGCCGGCATATTCTTCATCGAGACTTTGTTGCAGGTTTTTATGTCCCTGCTCCGATAATTTCAGGGGGTGCTGAGCTACCCCGCCGACATTGGCGCCCCCACTGAAAAAGCGGGCTCCAAATTCCTCAGTGGCTAAAGCCAAACCTATGGATTCCCGTGCCTGGCCTATCACCGACATCCCCCATATCCCGTCGGTGCTTAATCCCATCAGGTGCCAGATTCGATAAGGTGGGAGATTTTTCATTCCCCCATCCGGCAGCGTTACTTGATAATATAATTCCTGAGTACCTGTTCGTAACGGTTTAACTCGCCAGGCCGGTATCGGCCACAAGGCCGCAGGAAGTCCCTGATTATCAAATTCTATCTCCGCCAATCCGTTACCATAGAGAAGAGCATGGGCCATTGCAGTTGACCGGAATGTAAAGGAATTTTGCTCCGGGTTCGGCCGGTCATGGAGAATTGAATATAATCGATGTTCAAACGCTCTATCCTTGCCCCTGGGAAGCCTCTTATAGGTTATCCAAGGAACATAAGCAAATGTACTCGATAATAGAAGCACACAGGCAAATACAGCCGATTGCCGCATGGCGGTAGTGGCATTTACGCTTATACCGGCATTGGATTTATTGCCTGATAATCCCAATAATGAGGCCCATGTCTTTGCACTTATAGTTTCTCTTTTCTCAATAAAATGCTTTATCAAACTCATAATTATTCCTCTTTGGTCGTGTTACCACCTAGAAGGCCGAAACAAACGAGGCTGAGGCCAGCAACAATATAAGCTGCCGGCCGGCAGATTAACCATATTCCTACCAGGGCGCCAAGCCAACCGATTATTATAATGATGTCCCTGATATCAAATTTTTGTTTTTTCAAAATGATACTACTCCGTGATCTTCATACATCGACTTCGGTGGTTCAGCGTGTCGAGTTGCCCTATCAAGAGCCATTATCATAGCCACACAACCATCTATCTTCTGCGTGGCCTTTTCTTTATCTGGTTTCAAATTGCCGGCCGGGTCCGTCCTGA